CCATTTGGATCACTAATAGAATCTTTACGATTAGTGAATAATTTAAAATAATCATCAGATATCCTCTGAACATAATATTCATCCCTATCCTCTAAAGGTGTTATTGCAGTAGCACCAGCCTTATACAGAACTTTATCACCATCTTTATATCCATGATTTGTTATTTTTATTGTATTATTTGATGTTGACACATCGGAACTTTGGAAATATAAAGGTTCAACTATAGTTTTCCTAGCAACAGTATCATATTCAACACTTTTATTAATAGTTTGATCTGGAGAAATACTAATAGTTACTTCATCATTATTTTTTAATCCATGAGCTTGTGATGTGACAACAGTTACATCAAATTTATCCACGAAACCTATATGTTTTTCATTAGTAGTTTTAAATTGATGATCATCATAAACGGTAACATTTCCACCAGTTGCACCTATAGTTGCAAAATATAATGATTTTGATGTAGATCCAATACCAACAGAAGTTGTTTGAATACCAAACAAATTATCAGTTTTCTTAACTGCATATACAAATTGACCATCAGTAAGACTAAATGATGCACCCATCCCAACATTTTGAGATACTTGTAATCCAGCAGCTGCAGTTGGACTCTTAAAATACTGTAATTTTTGACCAGTAATAAATCCATGATTTTCAAAAGTAATTGAATTATCACAATTGGATCCTGGCTGAGTATTATGTGGTCTATTTTGCGGATCTCTATCATATAAAACAGTATTATCCTTAGCAACTACTCTAGCAACAGAAACATTACCATAAGGACCAGTTTCTGTTTTTATTACAGTTCCAATACCAATACTATTTTGTGGATTAATTGTTATTGTATAATTATCACCTATTCGTAAATCAGTTGCAATTCCAGCATTAAATGTAAATTTCTTTTGATCAACAACAACAGATGTTCCTGCCTCAAACCATGTATTTCCAATACCAGTTTGTCTTCTAATTTTATATCTATCAAATTTTTGATTATATTCTATTACTTGAACTTTTTCTTTTGTAGAATCATCATCATCACCAATAATTAACCAATCTCCAACTTGTATATCATCTTCATTACTATTACGTGATGAAGTCTGTTGGGTAAGGTATAATAAAGCAGTACGGCCAGTAGAACCAGCATGACCAGCTATAGAAGATATTCCAACACTTAATTTAGAGGTAACTGATGATACACCAATAGTTTTATGACCTTCAAGAAATCTAAGTTCACCAGTTCCTATACCAGATACATTAACAAGATCACCATCATGTAATCCATGTGCAGTTGAACCTATACCTACTCCTAATCCATTTTTATAATTAAACTCAATATGTTCAACAGTAGTCTTTGCATAAGTTATATCTACAATACCTTTTCCAGAAATGGTTTTTACTTTTGCAGAAACACCATGACCTCCACCAGTATTATTATTATCAAATTTTAATCTATCTCCCACTTTATAATCAACACCTGGCTCATGAACTGATATTGAAGTAATACCAGTCATATTAGTATTTCTAATAGTAAATTCAGTATCATCTATATTACTAGAAACCAAATAATCATAGTTAGAACCAATAAATCCAAGTCGATATGGTAAAGTATTTCTTATTATATTTCCACTATTAAGTTTTGAAGTAGACTGTAATGATAAAGCCTGAACATTTGAATCAACTCTATTAAATTGATACCCATTCAATATAAACGGAAATACTGGTTTTCTAGTACCATTAAATGGAGATATACTTCCATCAGTATCTGAAATAGTACAGAAATATGCATATACACCATTAGGATATTCTGGCGTTTTACCAAATCTACCATTATTTTCATCCAAATCTCCATTTCCAGTATAATCAAAATCTTCAACAAAAGATTCTGTTGGAAATTCTGTAGGTCTATTAGATCTAGTTACAGCAGTATATCCAGATGTTAATCTACGAACTGCACCTCCAGTAGGAGAATTAAATCCATATGGGCCATAAATTGGACAACCATCATATGCCCACCCAACAATAGGAGAATGTTCTACTACATTTTTTTCACCAAAATCAGTTTCAATACTATCATTAAGTAGTAATCTCAATCTTCTAGGAAGATAAGCAGATGTAAATTTTGATTCATATTCAGGATTTTGACTTGGTAAAATTATACCATCATCAGAAGGATTGATTGATTCTTGATATCTAGCAATTGTGGTCATATTCCACTTTCTCAAATCCGCTCTGAATACAGCTCCAACGCCAGGAGATTTAACTCGTACTGTTGTATCTGGAATTGTTGTATAATCCTTACCAGAATCAATAATATTAACTGCACCAAGAGTACCATCTGCATTCACATTAGATACAAGTTTTCCATATTTACCCTGACCTTCAACAATTAAATCTGGAGGAGAAACATAACCTTTACCATCAATTTTTGTAAATGCATCACTAATTAAACCATCTGTTATAGAAACATCAACTAAACCACCAAGACCATTAGATATAGTTACTAATGGTCTTCTATGTGCATTAATAGTATCTGAAGACCCATATCCAACTCCAGTATTAGTTAAATGAATATCTGTTATACCACCTCTACATATAGGTCTTATTACTGGGAATGAAACGGCAGTATTACCAACTCCAGAAATAACATCCATAGAAACAGATATATCTGGATATTTAAATGTATGAGTACCTGCACCAATGGAATTTATATCAACATATAAACCCTTACTATAATTTACTGTAGTTGATGTAGTTCCAAACTCCTCCGAATACAAATTATTAATATAATCATCACCTGCACTACAAAGACGGAATCTATCTTCATCCAATTTAATTATCAAATATTTTATTGTAGTAGATAATCCACTTATTGCAGTACCCGTATGACTATATTCAACAATATCACCATTTCTAAATCCATGATTTTTATGGAAAATATAATTATTTGCAATACTTACACCAGATCTTATATTAGCCCTATTAGCATAATCTACTGCAGGATGGGCATCAGAATTAATTGATACTTTTCTATTAGAATATCCAAATCCAGAATTTTCAACTACAATTTTATCAATAACGTTTCTAAATGTAGTCGATTGTATTTTATGTGTTCCAATGGATTTATTTGTAATTGTAACTGCATTAGTTCCAGAAACTGCATTTTCAAAAGTATTCATTAATGCAATTTGTTTAGAATTGCCAGATATGTTATGAACATAATAAACAGATTTATCAATCAAGCCAGGAATTTGTGCATTATCCTTAGATTTTTCATATACAACTTCCTCACCATCAAAGAATAAGTGATCATCTGCAAAAGTAATCAATCCAGCAGGACCACTAAGTGTCAACGTAACCTGTCCTGAGACGTACCCAGAACCGCCTGAAACAACCGTAATACCACTTACCTGACCATTTGCATTGATGGTTGCAGTTAATTGTGCATCAGCACCTGTATGTGGATTTGTTGTACTAACCGTAACTGTTGGTGCAGTAATATATCCAGTTCCAGCATTTACTATATTAACACTATTTTGAATTACTCCACCAGAAATACTAACTGATGCAGTAGCTTGTGTATTAACAGTTACATCAACCTTAGCGTCAAAAGTTCTAGCATTCCTAATAGCTTTTAATCTTGGATATGCAGTAGCTCCATTTCCATTACCACCAGTTATAGAAATATTTGGTACATTTTTTATATCATAACCACCAGATATAACTTCTATACCTCTAAATGAACCTTCAATAACAGCATAAGCAGTTGCACCAGTACCTACATTATCCGAAATGTGTATATTAGGTGGTTGTATTACATCATAATCATCACCACCTCTTTCAACGTCTATATGTTCAATTGGCCCGTAAAATACATTATCACCAGATTGATTAGAAAATATTTCTACTCCATTAACAAGCATTCCAATTGGTTCATTTTTAATATCCCGTGTATCTACTTTTACTTCTGGAGTAATTGGAAATTCTCTTATAAAATTCTGATGTTTTAAATTCTTACCACTAAGTTCTTCAGGTACTATTGTATGTGTAGTAGAACTTGCTGTAGAATTAATATTAATATGTTTTTTTGCAGCTGCATCAAGAACACTCCTTGATAACTTAATATTATTGACATCTTCTTTTATTATTGCATAAGCAAATCCTGTACTGAGTCCAGATACAGCAACATCACCTTCTGATGGATTATATCGTATTAATTCTCCAGTTTTAAAATCATGATTTGGTATATTAATTGTATCATTAGATACTGCACTAAACCCATTAAATGTTTGTGATCGATGATCAGCACTTATTTCATAACCTGGCAAAGAACCAGTTGTTACATATGCAGTTTTATTATCATCACTAATATATGTATTTTGTACATTAGCAACAAAATTAGATACATTTAATCTATCATTAAGACTACTAGCATATCTCAACTTTCTTCCAACTTGATAAGTTTTTGTTTGATCTAATGTACCTGTTTTATTTGTAATTGTAAATTTAGTTTCACTTGGAATACTATCAACTTTACCAGTTACGTTAGATGGAGTACCTACAGCACTTCTAAGAATATCATATATTATTACATCATCCCCTATTTGCAACTCATGTGGTGTACTCGTATTTACTTCACCACTATATGTACTATCATCCACATTAGACAATGTAGTTGTTCCTTGAAGATATGTAGCTACATCAGTCTTAATTTTAACATTATGAATCCAACTATTCAATTGATGGATATTTGGATCAGATACCAATCCTAATTGTCTAGGATATACAATATCTTCTGTATGTGTATGTGCAATATCATCGATATTTGCACCAGTAACCACATTAGTTAATCTAAAGTAAACTGGTTTTTCAATATTTCCGTCTTCATATGCATATACTGTTCTAGATGATCTAACAAAATCACCATCTGTGTATGAAGAAGATATGCCAGTTACGCCATAAAATTGTGTAGATGTTTTACTACTATAAGTTGCAATACCTACAGTAAGACCAGCTCCAACATAAACAGTTCCCTTATCTGGGAATCCAAGTGTAGAATCTACAGTAAGAACTGTAGCACCAACACCAGTATTACTATTATATGCAACATTATCAACGAGTTTAGAGGCACCTGTAGCTTCAAATTCACCAACAACTGATCCTCTACTTAAACTTATAAGATAATAATTCTTATCATCTTTAGGAAGAAATTGAACATTAAATATTGATCCACTAGTTGCCGTTTTATCTGTCTGGAATAATGTTTGGCCCACCACATTATCAGGATTTCCACTTATAACTTCAGCTACCAAATCGAAAGTTTTGACATAATCTGCATCTGAAGGTGCAAATAAGTAATCAATTGGTTTTATTACTTCGGCTTGATCGTTAAAAAGAACCCCAAATAAGATTTTTATTGCTTCATCAGTACCTTTTGATCCGTAAAAATCCTTTGCTTGTCGCAAAAAGTTAGCTTTATCGACTTTTTTATGTAATTCTCTGTCTTCAAATCCTGGCAAAAATAAATTTTTTGTCTTTTTCCAAAATTCTTGTAAAAATAAGTTACTTAAATTAGTAACTTTTGAAAGGCCTTCATGTTTTACAGCATTTGACTCAGAAAATACTAAATTTTCCGTATTTGTTGGTTCATGTAAACTATCTACACCACAAAAACCACGTACACAACCCACAAATGAGGTCTCTGTCTTACTAGTATATGTAATTATTTCATCATCTATCTTCAAAAGTCCATAATCTGCAGGCCAACCTTCTGTTGACGATACGACTATAGTAGAATCGTAAGAATTTATATCATTAGTACAAGTAGTAAATCCAACAAGTTCACTACCTTCATTAAATGTATCTACTTTTTGATACTCATTAAAATTAGTAACAATATCAATTGGTCCACCTTGATATTCTTGTGAAACATAGTATTGTTTTAAAAAGTCCACAAATTGTGGATTATCCTCAGCTACAAAAGAAGGTAATTGACTTCTTACGAGTTTATTAATTTGGACTTTTTTGGCGGTAGTATCGATACCCATTATTACTAATTTTAGTAGCTAATTTCTGTTGATGTAGTAGATATATCCGATGTGGAAGTATATCTGTCAGAAGTAGGAGCGGAAGCCGTCTTCCTTATGTAGGCATCATCCGTAAAACTAGATGTGGAGATGAATCTAGAACCAGAAGTATCTGCACCAGATGAAATAATATCCTCAATACAACCAATATCACTATCAGGGATAGAAAGTTGAACATATAAATCCTTTAATCCAATAATATCATTAGATTCGGGAATAGCTTGTATTTCAATCACATTATCAGGTTTATCAGTAGAAATAATACGTATTGTATCTATAAGAATTTCACCAATGTCATATTTAACTGTTCCTGCATTAGCAATTACAGTTTCAACCTTACCTTCAGTGGTTAATCGGAAAACGAATAATCTACCAGTTTTTTCATTAATATACGTATCACTGAAGTAACAAGTACCACTAACTCCATTTATATTAAATCCAGTAGATTTAATATTATAACCTTCTCTACGATTATGGAATCTGTTACCAAAACAGAGTTCATATTGTGCAAAATTACTAGTATCAGCGTCTAAATTACGTCTTATAATCACTTTTGTGATATTTGAAGTAACAGCAGCACTACTTTCGTCAATAATCTTCAAAATTTTACTATATTTGAATCTTCCACCAAATTTATTCAAATCTGCAGATTTTGAGTAAATTTCAAGTGAATTTCTAATATTTGTTTTCAAATTATTCACATCAAGTACGGAATTTGCGTTATAATAGACTGTTGTATCCAATTCAATGTATAAAAACTTCAAATCTACAAATTCTTGACGAATTCCAGCTACAGAATACCTTTTTAACTTATTAATTAGTTGTCTTTTATCAAAATCAGAAATAAATCGTCCATTTTTGGGTTTTATTGACAAAAATACCTTTCCATATTGAGGTGGACTAATATCTTCACCTCCATAAGCAGTTACACTCTCTGCATTTGGAAAAATTGTCGGAATTATTGATTCATAATCGTTAGATGTTACTGCACGATGTTGTGCAGAGTAAACTCTTGGTGCTAAATTACGAATTGTGTCTATATTTTCAACTTCTGCACCATTTCTAGCATTTTCATTGGTAATTATGTCAGAAACACCACTAGTAATTATTGCACCATCATTATCAACCAATTTTCCAGCAAAAGTGAAGTTGGCCACACCATTTCCACCCTTACCATCACATACAAGATAAGAAACATCTATTGAATTACCATTTTCTAACTTTTTACCTAACACTCCATCACCAAAAAGGAGTTCATATTTCTCATCTTGTACTTCTTGTATTAAATATGTCTCTGAAGAAGTAGTAATTCCTACAATATTGTCAAGTTGAGCATATGTTTTCCTAGTTCCTGATGATACACTATCTCTTACATCAACTCTTATAGTAGATGTATCAACATATGGGTTAGGAATGATAAATCTTTGATTTGGTTGTGATGTATCAACAACAAATTGTTTCTGTAAATAAGTTCCTTGTTTAATTGGAATGGTAAATGATGCAAAATCATCAGTTACAGGTGATATATAATCCTCCGAAGTACAGAAAGTATAGTTAGTATTACCAAAATCACCCAAGCCAAATAGTCCTGCCTTGAGTGTTACACTAGATATATCGCTATTTTGACCTAAATCTACAGTAAAAGTAATATTTGCAGTTGCAGCACGTCTTGAAGAGGGTACATAACCAATATTTCTTGCTAATGCAACGACATTTTCTCTCAAAGTTGCACTATCAATGAACGCCTCATTGGCGACCATGTTAGTATTATATGCTGTAGTATAGGTATTATACGCTAAAAGATCAATTAATATCGATAAATTCGATCCTTCAAAGTCAAAATCAGTGAAATTTGAGTTGGCTCGCAAATATTCACGTAAAGAAACTTTAACTTCTTCAAAATCTAGGTTAGTATATTGTGTTAACGCCATTATTCTCTAGTTGGTTGAAGGATAAATGAAATTTCTTGAGGTGAAGACTCTTGGCCAATGATATCGTAAGCAATTGTTACTTCCAGTTCATTAGTATCAAGAGGATGATCAACTAAAACATTAGTTAATTTCACTCTAGGCTCAAAGTTAGTGATAGAAGTTTCAATTTGTGTTCTAATAGTTGTTACAAGACTATTATCAACGTTTTCAAAAAGACTAGATTTAACCTGAGACCCTATCAAGGGATTAAAAAACCGCTCTTCATTAATCGTTTCAACGAGATTTCGAACAGATCTCTTTATTGCATCCTCATTACGAAGTGCAAGTACATCATTAGTTACAGGATGTCTCCTAAAACTTAAAGAGATGTCCTTAAATGCACGAGATTTTTGTTGTTTAACGAGTGGCATCTATCGATACAGTTTTCCTCAATATATTTATACAACTTGATAAAAAGTATATTTTAAAAACAATTCTTCACCCTTTTTAATGGGTTTAATAGTCCTCATATAGTATATATCACCCCATTCTTGCTTTTCAAACCATTTAATACAATTAGGGTCATCACTATGATTTACGAATCCACCTAAAGGGGTTCTCATAATTTCATTATCCACTACAACGTGAGATACACCCAATTTAACGTCACAGGGTATATTTTCAGTCGCAAAAATACCCTGTCCTGCGACAGGGCTATTATTAATATGTAAAAATGATGGTAATGCCTGGTAGGTCATTTCTTCTTCCTAATCGGTACTTGTATGGTCCATGAAGGGGATACTAAATCAACTATAGTAAATTGGTTCCTATTCTTCTCATAGGTGGCTGCAGGTTCATTACCTGCGGTTTCACCATAATGAGTTTCTTTGATGTCTAAGTATTCTAAAATTGAATCATCAATCATATAGAATAATGTATCCCATGTTAAAGTATCTCTCAATTTAGTCGCAATACGATCTATATCATTTTCGTCAAGGTACTCACCCTTTATTATCTTCTCTGAATATTCCTCCCGCTGGGTTAAGAGTCTTGCTCTTATATCCACTAATTTATTCAGATTGATAGTGATTTTAACATCATCATCAATAATACAATTTTCTAAAGCCATTATCTTCCTTGACCTCGATAACGTTTTCTAGCTTTATTTCGAGAGGTTGCGCTGTACTTAGAATGTTTACCGAACCCTTGTCGAGATTTTTTGGGTATCGCTTCTACGAAACTACCACCCATTACTGATTGTTTAACCTTCGCCATCTTTTACCTCCAAAGTAACTGTGTCTGGGTGAGGATCCCCCGTGTTTTTGTATTCCTCTGATAAGTCTTCTATGTAATCCATTGCGTCATCAATCTCGCCCGAGAAAACGAGATCTCCGTCGATTCTTACTTCATAAGTATCCATAAGCTCAGTGATCATAAAACTCTCATCTTTTCATGTCCAACACGAATCCGAGGATCGCACCATATCTCAAAGCCTTCTTTCTTAGCATCTAGACAGAAACTGACATCCTCTCCACACATGTCCTGAACTTCACCACTCTCGAAGACTTGCATTTGTGGTGCAAACCACGGATATTCCAGAGTTTCGAATACCCCTTTCTTAATTGCAACCCATCCGAAACCTGTGTAGTCACATGTAAATGGTTTCTTTCTCTTACTCATGGACTCTACAGTCTCATGGTTCATAACCCCCTTGTTGGCCTTGAAGTCTTCTTCTTCGAGCCAGTGTGCAATGGACGTGGTTGAGCCATCTTCAGTTGCATACCACCCTGCAGCGATATCTTTTTCCATTGCAAGTTGCATTAACCTGAAGAATGCCTCTGTATTAAAAACAATATCGTTATCTATCCACAACTGATAGTCATATTCTAACTTCCCATCCCAAGGTAATTGATCCTTCCCACGTAGTACGTTTGCACCAAGGCATTTGCATCTTGCAAAGTTTACCATTGATGAGTAATCCTGAGATATCTGTATTGATCCTCCACAACCTACAATATCAAAACACAACTGTACAAAACTTTTTAAGAACGTATAACTGCAGCCTCTCCCAGGCATACAAAATACTATCTTTTTTCCTCTGAGAAACTCTCTAACCTTTTCATGATCGAAATCATCGGTCTTCTTTGCGACTGTGGGAGTTGCAGCCTTTACCTTAAAACCTTTTGCCATCTATTTGTCAAGTGTTGATGTAATCATACCATGTATATAGGGAGTTGTCAATCTATTTTTTTGGTGTTCGAACTAGATCCTGAAAAAGACCTTTGTGGTCTGGTTGATATGGATGAATGAATAAACTAACACAATACCTTCCAAGTTTCTGGTTCTGATATTGTGGATCGATAATGACTGGATCTACCGAGTGCAACGCCCAACTAGGAAATATAAGTATCGAGTTATTACGGCACTCAATGACTTCTCCAGTATCTCCAAACTTAAAATTCCCACCTGTGAATCTCTTTGGTTCCTTCCAAAACCATATAAGAACCGTTGCAAGTGCTGCGTCTATATGTTCTGCATAATAATCAGAGTTCTCATAGTAAGAAAGTAACATCCCATTGATAATTGCACCAGCCTTTAAAGCACGATTAACTGGGGATAATTTACAAAACTCATTAAGATACCCCAAAACCTTTTTACTAGTCACAGTAGTCCTGAAAAGCATTGGAGCTAATCCCATATGGGATTGTTCCAAGAATATTCCTTTGTTCTGTTTATATATTTTTCCCTCAGAGTCTTTTGCACTATGTGTTTTATCTCCTGGCAATAATAGTTGTGGACTATTGAGTCTCTCCAAGTCACATAAAACTTCTTGCAATTCTTCTGGGTTTAAAAAATCTCTCTTTAAAAAATACGGTATTTCCATTAATAAGACCTCTGAGGGGGATTTTGATACTGGTGATTATTTTCCTCTGGAACGAATTCATAGCCCACAAGGACAATAAACAGAAGTATACCGAGTACCACCCGTATGAATTTCATGGGGGATCTCACAAACCACCCAGCAAGAACGACCTTCCAAAAAGGCCAATCCTGGCGGCGACCTTTTTGGCCACGGAATTTTTTTATATATCGTTGGCGGGGATGCATACTTTTGTAGGTTAGGGTTGTTTAGCTTTTTCGGTAAGGGGTCAGGGGGGGATCACCCCGCCTATCATATAACTGCTCATACTGCTCTATAGCACGAAGCGGATGCTATCCGCTGGTCTTAAAGTATGCGGAGGCGTTACCCTCTAGCACACTGGTCTCAGGGCGTAAGGCGTGAGCAGAATATGCCTGCCCTTTGCGATTGGTATTAGTTCGAGCACCCTTAGTCATGCTCATAATTAATTCGCCTTTACGTGCTCTACGTGGTTTGAGCACCGTGACTTTATAACCCTGCTCAATAAGCGCTTGACGTGATGCGGCAATAAGTGACATAATAAAAAGAGGCAAAGAAAAAAGGGCACGAAGCGTGCCCGCTAAAAGTCGTTGAGTAGTTTCTGAGTTTCGGGGTCTATGTCTTCTTTAAAGTCGTCATAGAAAACATTCATTAACTCATCATCCTCAGCGGGGCGATACCCGTCAGAATAAACGGGTATTTGCCAAGGTGTGATTCCTTCAAATGGTGGTCCGCTATGTACTGGCATTTAAGCGACCTCCCCAGAATCAAGTAAGATCATTCCGTCAAAGAAATCGACTGTCTGACCCTGACCATTTAGAAACCACTCAAAATTCTTTTGGAAAATTCCGAAACCTGTTTTGACCTCTTGCAATATTGCATTTAGTCTTGATTTGGTCGTTGGGGTTTCCCATCCGCATGAACTCAATTTTACAGAGTGGGTTCCGTGGTCTACGGTTGCGATGTTGTGACCATGTAGAAAAACATTTGAACAGTTTGTGAACTCGTTATACTCAACTTGAGTATTTGATAAAGACCAATTACCTTTGTTGGAAATTGCGAAGTTCATTTGTCTTTCAATTTTTCTCATAAGAGTGAAATCCTTTAGGGTTTGCGTGTGTGGGTTTCTCTCCCACTTCTTTATAATACCAAATAAAAAACCCCTTTAAGGGTTTTTGTTGTGATTCGTTACATTTCCATTTGATGGACTGCAAGATCACATGCAAGATCATAAACCAATTTTTCCTCTGATCTTGTAAGGTCTTTGAATGATTTCATCATATCCTCAAAGATCTCCTC